TCAAGAAAGTATGCACAGGCGAAAGCCCATCGGATCTTTCTCGAAGAGTTCCGCAAGAGCAAGAAAGCTCTCTTGATGAAAGATGCCCTCGCTAGGGGATACGAGGCCGTAAACGCTCAGGAGAGAGAAGCGTATAGCGACAAGGGCTACCTAGAAATCCTTGCCGGGATTAAAGAGGCTACCGCGGAGGAAGAGGAGCTGAGGTGGCTTTTAGAGGCAGCAAGGATGCGCTGTGACATCTGGCGGACAGAACAAGCGAACCAGAGGCTACAGGGAGCCGTGACGCTGTGAGGCCGCTGTACGAGACTCCGCAGCACCTGAAGGTTGAGAAGGAGATCGCTCAGGCGTTAGAGAAGGCATGGAAGTGCAACCTCTACAAGCTGCCGATCTCGTACCGGGCTGACTACCTAGCTTTAAGGGGAAAGCCGGTAGGTGTGATTGAGGTTAAGCACCGAACGAAAAGGTATCCAAAAATGTTCCTTTCCCTTCACAAATCCCTTGAGTCGAAGGCTCTTGCTGAGAAACTAATGGTGCCCTTCGTTCTCGTCTATGGTTTCCCCGAGGGGGTCTGGTGGGGCAATGTGACGGACTATCCGCTAGACGTTGAAGTAGGGGGAAGGACAGACCGCGGTGACTGGCAAGACACTGAGCCGATGCAGATGTTCGAGTTAGAAGGGTTCAAGAGGCTGTGAAGATCAAGAAGTACATGAGCCTAGTCGCAGAGATGGGCTGCATCGTCTGCAAGCGTATGGGCTATCCGGGTACGCCTGCGGAGCTGCACCACCCTCGGGCCGGTACAGGCGCAGGCAGAAGGGCTAGCGACTGGGATGTCATCCCTCTCTGCCCGGAACACCACCGCGGCAAGACAGGCGTTCACGGACTGGGAACTAAGGGGTTTGTGAAGCATTGGGGCTTCGATGAACAAGACCTGTTGTCCGAAGTNCGCAGCAATGCCNCTANAATCGATTAAAACGGCCCTAGAAGCGATTTTCAGGNGCCGGACATAGATTGGGTCGTCCAGACCAACAAATCGATTGTAGAGCCTCTAATCGCTTCGGTTGAAAATACACAAAAAATGAAACGCTTAGGGTTTCCCCTACTCAAAAGGGCTTGCACAACCTAAATATCTACTTTACAGTTACATCCATCGCATCAACGTCTGATGCGAACTACAGCGAAGGACAGCGAAATGAACATGACCGAAATCACCTCCCTGACCGAGTCCCTCACCAACGACATCGACACCCTTGCGGTGTTCGACCGTCAGATCAAAGACCTGACCGCGAAGTGCAAGGTTCTCAAAGAGAACATCTCCAACACCTACGGCGAGGGCAAGCACCGCGGTGAGAAATACGGTGTCCGGGTCACCATCGAGAACCGCAAGGGTTCCGTAGATATGGAAGCCCTCTGCAAAGCCTTCGGCATCACCGAAGCGCAGCTCGATAGCTTCCGCGGCGAGTCCAGCGCCGTGATCAAAGTCACCGCTACCGCTTGAGGCCAACATGAGCAAAACACTGCAAGCTTTGCTAGATACCCGCTCGTGGATCGCTCATATCGATGATGAGCGCAGTGAGGGCAACAGCATCATCGTCACGCTGTCAGATGGTTGGTACTTTGCCGACGAGCCGAACTGCGGAGTCCGCGGGTTCGATGGGGTAGCCGAGACTAGAGCTGGCACTCAGAAGAACTGCGTCGTTCAGAGAGTAATAGTTCTGCGTTGACTAACCGGGGCTTCGGCCCCTCTTTTGAGGAGATCATCATGAGCAGTCACACACCGGGGCCGTGGTTTCAAGTCGGCGCATGGGTTGAGATTGAAAGCGATGACGTTGCTGATATTTGCACCTGTCATACGGAGGACTTTGGGCAGGGCCATTTAGGTCGGAGCGAAGAAGAAATGATGGCTAACGCCTGCTTGATCGCTTCTGCGCCTGATCTGTTGGACTGTCTGATGGAGGCTGAGGAGTTGTTAGTCATGTTTGCGGAGTCGCCGTCGCTGTCAACTTCCCGCGGCGTCAAAGCTATCGAAGCAGCTTTACCAAACATCCGCGCTGTTATCGCTAAAGCGCAAGCCTATATTTGAGGAGATCGCTATGAACTTTGCAAATCACTACGGCTACAGCGATGTCACCCCCTATGAGGTGGTCAAGGTCATCAGTGACAAGACCATCGAAGTGCGTGAGATGAACGCCGAGCGCGATGAGTCTGTGAAGCTCGAATGGCTTCCCGGCGGCTTCGCTGGTCACTGCATCAACCAGCGCGACCAGAAGTGGATCATCACTAGCAACGAGTCCAACCCAGTGATCCGTGTTCGCTTAAACAAGCAAGGCTGGCAGGATAAGCATGGTCGCCGCTTCGGTCTGAGCGACAAGCCTGTGCGCTTCTACGACTATAACTTCTGACTATTGAAGGGCTGGGGGCGATAGAAATATTTTTTATCAACCCCCTTGCACAGCCTTCAACTATGCCTTACAGTTACATAACTGCAATGTGCAGGACAGCGAAAGGAACCAAAATGAAAGCTAACGATCTCCAGAATGTGCGGCGTCTGATCGATGTGCTGCACGAGGTTGCGAACCCTTCGTTCGATAACCCGGAAGCCGCTAAAGCGATCTGGGAAGCTGTACGAGTGGCCTTAGAGAAGCGCGGGATGAACTACGCAAGCATCATCTCTGGTGGGGTTGCGGTCGATTTTATGCTGGAGCGTATGAATGAAACCGAAAGTATCTGAGACCTACCAGCGGGGCGGGGTTCACGCGCAGATCACCGGCAAGCGGGTCTTCGAGGTGCGGCCCCACGAGGAAGATGATCGCTATGTCCTCAACGGCCCGAACCACTGGTCAATCCACCGCGGCTACTACGAGGCGGTCAAAGAAGGTATTCAGTTATCTGCAAAAGATGCTTGACGGCCACAAAAGTCTTTGTTAGAGTTACACCATCACTACAGCGAAGGATAGCGAATCATGAAAATGGAATACAAAATCTCTGGCATCCCCTGCATCATCAAGCTTACCGTTGACACGAAAGACGAGTTTGATTGGGAGGTGCGTGACAGCAAGGGTTACGCTGCCGACTGGCTGGCGGCGAAGTTGACTAAAGATGACGAGTACCAGATCACCGAAGACCTGATCAAGTTTCTGAGGAGCGTCTGATGGACTTCCAGACCCGGCAATGCAGGCACTTGCTAGCTTCTGTGATTCAGCTAGCGGTGAGTGATGCGTGTTCATCTCCCGGCAAAGAGAAGCCTTCGATGGAGGCTTTAACCGCGATGAGGTTCATCTTCGATGACTCGGTTGCGGGGCTGAACGAGTACGCCGAGCTGCTAGACATCAACGCAGGGCAGTTCCGCAAGCGGCTCTTGAAGATCATGAAGATGCACTCCGTAGGAGAGGTCAACGGGTTCTCTGAGAGTCAGAGGATCCACTTCATGCGGAACTTCAAATACTGGCAGTTGAACCCACTTGAAGTAAGACTGGAGATTGAGAATGTTGACGACTGAGCAAAAGATGAGATTGAAGGCAGCGGTTCGCAAGCCTGCGAATTACACACAAGAAAACCCGCAGTTAGATGAAGTGATCAAGCAGATCAAGACGGAAAGCCCGCACCTGTACCACACGAAAGAGTCCTTGCCCTCACGCAAGTGGATCAACACCCCTTCAAGCCCGGTGTATCGTGCTGGACTACTCTGAGGGCGTACTAGAGATCAAGGCCCGTCTCAAAGCTGCTGAGAGCGCCTTGCTCTCAAATCAGATCCGGGAGGCTAGGCTTCTCTTCAGTGACATCAGGTTTATCGCAGAGGAGATGGACAGCCATCTTTGCAGGCAATTCCCGACGGAGACAGGGCATGGATGAGATCCTTGCTTGGACAGTGATGGCGGCGCTATTCTGTGTCCCGTTGTTGCTGTGAAGCCCAGCGGGAGGTGGTCTAACACCCGCAGCCGCCACGCCACTGTGCAGTGTCTCCTCGGGCGGGAAGCGGATGACAGCCGGGAAAGACCGGCACTTGACAAGCACAATTATCGGAAGCAAAATAAAGTCGTTGGTGTGGAAGCCGACGGAGCCTTTTGATTTGACTCCGACCCCGACAGGGGTAGCCCTAGCAGCAAACTAGGGTTCTTCCACCGGGGTCAATTCAAAGGGCTTTTTTGTTTTCCACGCCGACTGGCACAGAGACCTATACGTCGAATCTCGGTTCTTCTTTGTGTGAGAGCGGTAGAACGACAGCCAAAACCGCAGGCGTGCCGAATCCCTTGGCGCAGGCTTGACTCAGGTGCATGAGGTAGCAAGGGACAGCCGTAAGCGCACCAGTTTACGGTCAGCGAGATGACGGTACCGACGGGAGGTGCTCGCTGAGAGGACTCAACCTAACCTAATCGTTGGGTTGGGCCTCTCTTGCTCAAATCAGGAAACCTCGGGGAGGGTTTTCTAACATCATGCAAACTTGTAAGTGTGGTGGTAAATTACATACAACCGAACTTACTTACAGTTGGAGAGTTAAATGCCTCTCTTGTGGTAGGTACGAACTTTTTAATTTACCCATCGGAGAGGAATATGCCCAAGGCAGAAACCCCGAAAAAAGTACGAGGGCTGACAGAACCGCAAAAGACCGGCAGACCCTCTAAATACTCCCCTGAAGTTGCACAAGAGATGTGCCGCCTCTTGGCTGATGGCATTCCCCTAAGAGAAATCTGCCGTAAAGAAGGCTTCCCAGAGTGGAGAACAGTCTACGATTGGATGTATAAGGATGACGCTGCTGGAGAAAACAGCGTCGGTCTTTCCGCAGCCATCGCTCGTGCTCGTGAAGTTGGGCAAGACGCGATTGCAGAGCAGATTTGGTTAGATATGAATCAGGAGCCTGAGCGCATCCTCTCTGAAGGCGGTGGCCGGGTTGATTCCGGGTATGTCCAGTGGCAGAAGGCGAAAGCCGAAATCGGCCTCAAGCTGCTAGCCAAGTGGAATCCCAAGCGATACGGCGACCGCGTAGCCTTGACCGGTGCTGATAACGCCCCTCCTATTCAAGTCGAGTCCAAGCTGCTGTTTGATGCTGTCTTGCAGAACCTAGAGTCCAAACGGCAGGTCGAATGACGCAGTGCAGCAGACTAGTGGATACAGGCCCGAAAAAATCGGCACTTCCCCAGTGTGATGCGCTGCAACAATCATGGACGTTTTAGAGATTCTGCGGGATCCGAAGACCCGGTCTGAGTTCGAGAAGCTAGCCCCGCAGGATCAGGTGGCGTTCGCTTGGCGGGCTAAGTGGCTATCACAAGCTCACAAGCACCAGATCCTCCCCGCGGGCGATTGGTGGTCGATCTGGCTGATGCTAGCAGGCCGGGGCGCAGGGAAGACTAGAACCGCGGCAGAGCAGATCGGCTGGTGGGCTTGGTCGTATCCCAATACTCGTTGGCTGGTGGCGGCTCCTACGTCGTCTGATGTGCGGGCAACGTGCTTTGAGGGTGACTCCGGGCTGTTGGCGGTTATCCCGCATCAGCTTGTAGCCGATTACAACAAAGCATTGCACGAGCTTAAACTGCTTAACGGAAGCCTGATTAAGGGCATTCCTGCAAGCGAACCCGAGCGATTCCGCGGGCCACAGTTTCACGGAGGATGGTGCGACGAGCTTGCGGCTTGGGACTACCTTCAGGAGGCTTGGGATCAGATGCAGTTCGGCCTGCGCCTGAAGTTGCCAACTATGCCGACTCGGTTGATCTGTACTACAACCCCGAAGCCGAAGGATCTGATTGTCGATCTGGTCAGCAGGGAGGGCGATGACGTAGCCCTGACGACTGCCAGCACCTATAGCAACCTTGACAACCTGTCGGACAGCTTCCGCAAGCAGATCTTGCAGTACGAGGGTACGAAGCTAGGCAGACAGGAGATTTATGCTGAGATCATCGACCCCGAAGATGGGGGGATGGTCAGAAGGGATTGGTTCCGGCTCTGGCCTGCTGGCAAAGAGTTTCCGCGTTTCGAGTACATCGTGCAGTCCTACGACTGTGCAACTAGCGAAAAGACCGTTAATGATCCTACTGCCGCGGAGACTTGGGGTGTATTTAAGCCTACTGACGGCCCGATGTCCGTGATGCTGATCGACTGCTGGCAAGATCGGCTCCAGTACCCCGAACTGAGAGAGAAGGTTCAGGAAGAGTACGAGGTGATCTTCGGCGAGGGCCGGGACAAGAAGCGGGTAGACACAATCCTCGTTGAAGACAAGTCCGCGGGCATCTCGCTGATTCAGGACTTGAGGCGAGCGCACCTGCCTGTCGCTGCCTATAACCCCGGGCGTGCCGACAAGATCCAGCGGCTGAATATTGTGTCCCATATCATTGCCCGCGGGAGAGTGTGGATCCCTGAATCAGATAAGCGGAAGGGCTACGTCAAAGACTGGGCCGAGCCTCTTGTAAGCCAGATCTGTTCGTTCCCTGAGTCAACCCATGACGATTTCGTTGATGCGTGTACGCAGGCTCTGAGATGGCTCAGAGATGCTGGCTGGCTAGAAGTCGATCCGCCGCCGAGAGACGACTGGGACGAAGACGACTATGTAGATACCGGCAGGACGAGAGAGAATCCATATGCGGCCTGATGGACTTGACGCACCCGTAAGTTTATGATTCGGGCAGGAGGCCATCATGAATGACTTTGCCGGTAGTGCGGACGTTATAGCCGAAAAACTCGTTGCTGGAGGCATGGATCCTCAGCAGGCAATGACACTCGCTTTGCGGATGGCCCAAAGCCGCCAGCAGGCCGATCAGTCGATCCTTGGCGGTGTTCCTACTCAGCCGCCGGTATCAGACGTTCCACCGGCTACAGAGATTCTTGGTGGTGATCCCTCGAGGCTATTCCAACGACAACCTACGACGATGGAGAGGATCAAAGACCTCCCCAAGGACGTACTAGGTGCAGCCGATGCGATGGCGTCGATGGGGTCATTGGTTGGGTTGGCGGTGCCGTCAATGATGTATGCCCTCAGACCCGGCCAGAAGACCCAAGGCGACCCGATGGAGTTCGCCTTGAGGAATATGTATATGCCGCGATCAGAACGTGGCCCTAGCCATTTAGCGGGGCTAGGAGAGGTTCTGGAGTCACTCCCTCAGACTGGGCCGCTGCCTGAGCTACAAGCCTTTGCAGGGGTCGGTAGGGGCGTAGGCAGGCAACTAGCGGAGAAAGGCAGGCAAGCCGGTAGAGCGATGGCTCCCGCTGCTGCGAACGTAGCAGAGGACATCCTTCGGCGGCAGGGGCTGTTGATGGATGTCGTCAAGCCGAAAGGTGGTAACTGGCTGACAGGAAGCGTAGAGAAGGCTATTAAAGAACTCAAAACTCCGTATGACCCAGAAGTTGCGCTACAAGATGTGCGCCAAATGAGGCAGCAGTATGGTGATTTACCCCGTTATGCGGAGGCTGAACGAACGATAGCAAATCAAAAAGCGGTTGATCAATGGATTGACCGCAATCTGACCAACTACATCAAGAAAGAGATGGCAACACCGGAGGATCCGGTTCGGAAGTTGGCAGAGCAGGGCATTGAGCCGCAAGGCAGATTTCAATACGAACCAGATAGAAGTTTATCTGTGTTGCAGTTCGCAAGAGAGGAGCTTGGTTTCCCGTCTAAGGGCATGGGGAAAAGTCCACAAGCCCAGAATTGGGAAACAATTGCAGACGAAACAGCGCAAGTTGAATCCGCTGGAGACATCATTGCAATAGCTCGAAGCACTGATGCGATGGCTCGACAAAAATATCAAAACATTTTGCAAGAAAATCCGTGGTTATTAAAAGTTGATCCAAGCACCCCTGTTTACTCCCCCAAGGCTGGTAACTGGTCTTATAGAGATACGGGTTTTGATCACATTGTTGATGTTCTTAAACAAGATTTGAACGAAGGTCGCATTCGTCCTGAGCAATTAAACAAAGTCAGCATGGAGCAGGCTGTTCGCAGGACGTATGAGTACGACCAAGAGATGGCTAAGAAGATGCGAGAGGCGCAGATCAAAGCCACAGAAGGGATGCCAGTCCACAAGGAGTATCCAGAGGGATACAGGTGGATTGAGCTGACCAATCCAAAAACAGTACCAGAAGGCTACACGCTTCCAGAGGGAATGAAGCTAGATACGATTGATCACCCAAGATACGGTCTTCTGCATACAGTATCCGATCCTAAAGGTATTACTCAGATAGAAGCTACTAATTCTCCAGAAAGCGCCCTTTTGCGGTTTTACAACAGGAATGGTGGGGAAGGATATAAAGCCCTTGAAGACTCCTTAAAGTACGAAGGCGACACAATGGGTCACTGCGTCGGTGGCTACTGCCCTGATGTGTTAGAAGGCCGTAGCCAAATCTTTAGCTTGAGGGATGCGAAGGGCGAGCCTCATGTAACGATTGAGGTTCAGCCGCCAAAAAAATATGATGCAGACGAGGTTATCGCAATGTTCCCCGGCGGGGTCACGGATGCGATGAAAAATGGCGATTTGGGGGGCCGAAACTACATCGCTAAAAAATTAGAAGAGTTAAACAACCCAAACTTGCCGGGGCAGATTGTTCAAATCAAAGGCAAGCAAAATCGCAAGCCAAAAGATGAATATCTTCCGTTTGTTCAAGACTTTGTTCGTTCTGGTAACTGGTCGCAGGTCGGAGACCCTCAGAACGCTGGATTGCGTAGATATACTGACGTATTCAACGATGCAGAACAGCGAAAGATTGAGGCGTTAAACCTTCCCGTTCCGGATCATATGTGGCTGACCGGCGAAGAGATTCAGACACTTCACAATGCAATCAATCCAGAAGGAAAGCGCCTCAAATACAACGCTTCTGGTCAGATTATTGGGGATTCATACAAGCAAGGCGGCTCAGTCAACCATAAAGCCGTAGAGTCAGCCCGTAGAGCCTTAGAGAAGGCGATGGCTAAGGGCGGCGAAGTCAAGATGGCTGGAGGTGGGAGGGTGATCGGAAAGGCTGCTGCGGCGGCTGCAAAGCAAGCAAAAACTGTGTTGTCTCCCGCGGAGTCGGAAGTTAACAAAGCCAAGTTTCTTGCCGATAGTGCTGTTCAGCAACGGATGTACACTGGCACATCTAAGGATCAAGACTTCTCAAAGTTTAATGTCCCCAAGAACGGCGCATGGTTTACGCCATCAACGGATGTGGCGTCGGCTTACGCTAAAGATAACGACAGCAAAGGTCTGAAATACGACTTTGACACGAGACAATACAAAGAAGTCAACACGGCTGACCGTGTTATGCCCGTATATCTGAGAGCCACCAATCCGTACCAGATCACTGACGACGACATCAAGCGCATGAATGTGGGCAATTACAAGAAAGCCCAGTCGCAGTTCTTTGACTCGTTGCGGTCGCAGGGCCATGACTCAGTTATTTTTGATGACGGCACAACCGTAGTCTTGCAAGGCCCGCATCAAATCAAGTCAGCCATCGGCAATCGCGGAACCTACGACATCACTAGCCCAGAGTTAAACAAAGCGCATGGTGGTTTAGCGCATATGTCTGGTGGCGGTCTTCTTGGGAAGGTCGCGGGAAGGGCTGCGGGGAAGAAAAGCACTAAATTAGCGCGAGAAGCCGCTGCGGCTTCAAGAGCGCCCGCCAAATCTAAGCAAGAGATTGATGAAATAGCTAGGAGGATTGCGGAGCAAACTCAGCCGGGATTTGCCCGAGTGTCTCCTGAATCCTCTATTAACCCCGCGGGCAAGTCGCAGTTGCTGTATGAGCTAGAGCAGCGCACTCCGATGGTCGTTGAGAGCACGATCCCTGATCGCCCTGTAAATCCTATAGATTATGAACAACAATTAGGTAAAGTCATTGTTGGAGTCCCCGGGGATCCTACGATGGGGCAAGTTGCTGCGCCCGGTAGTTTGGAGTCTGCAACGAGAGGCGGCAAGCAGTTAGTACAAGTTGGTGACGTAAGGCCAGAAACGCCGGTGCAGTTGTACGGAGGCCCGAGGTACGGTGCCAACTTGGACGAAGTGTTCTGGGCGTCAAATCTCAGTCCTGCAAGAGCGGTGCAAAATCTTGTAAAGGAAATGGCGGCGAAGTACGGGCCGGAGCAAGTTCTTGGCAAGTACATCAAGATGTCGCCAGAAAGTTCAAGATTTGCAATGCACAACTTGGATGCTTTGATTTCTGTGCTCCAGCCTGAGAAGTTGGCAAAAGACAAAATTGAGCTGCTCAACAACTTGGTAAGGAAGGGGACGCCAAAACAGCAGTTCCCGCAGTTTGCAGGGTTTGAAGATCCAATCAATTTGTTACTGCAAGCCCAGATGGATAGCAAGCTCAGAAAACAGATATCTGAGGTTTTAGAAAAGCCAACCGTTGCTAAAGAGGTAGGATTCCCGTTCCCCGGGAAGGTAGTGCAGTCTGCGATCACTGATCCGGAATTGAGGAACGTAGAAACCGGAATCACCGGTTATGCAATCGGCAAAATGAACCCAGAAGGGAAGTTGACTCCTTCCAGTCATCCTACATACGAATACGACATCCCCGGGCAGGCTATCGGCAAGTCTAAGTATCTTGTGCCTTACGAAGTCTCGTTCCCAGACTTTGCCGCGTGGTATCGTTCCCGCCCAGATGTACAGGCAAAAGTTGACCCGGTAAACATGATGAAAAGCTACGGGCCGCGGCAAGTAATTGACCAGCAGTACATTGATGAAATGAAGATGTACGAAGAGGCCATGAAGCGGCTTACGGGCAAAAAGAAGGGCGGCCTTGCCGCCTTGAGGAAATAAGACATGGCAACTGAATTCCCAATTGAGCAGGATTTTGGACGAGCGATCCCCGGCATGGGAGGTCTAGCTCAAGGTGATCTGCTCCAGCAAGAGCCTGTCGAAGAGGAGCTGATTCTTGATGAGTCAGAGATTGAAGAACTTCCTGACGGCTCTGCTGTTGTAACGCTCCCTGAAGGCCCGATGGAAGACCCTGACTTCTACGAGAACCTTGCGGATTCTGACGACATTGACTCGTTGCAGATCGCAGAGTTTGCACTGAAGTACATCGAGCTAGTAGAGAAGGACAAGGAAGCCCGTAAGCAGAGGGACAAGCAGTACGAAGAGGGTATTCGGAGAACGGGTCTAGGGAATGACGCGCCCGGCGGCGCTTCGTTCAATGGTGCCTCGAAGGTCGTTCACCCGGTGATGGCTGAGGGGTGTGTTGACTTTGCTTCGAGGGCGATCAAAGAGTTGTTTCCGCCAGATGGCCCGACTCGGACGAAGATTCTCGGGGATGTAGATAAAGAGAAGATTGAGATTGCGGAGCGTAAGCGCGACTTCATGAATTGGCAGCTTACGGAGCAGATTCCGGAGTTCTCAGACGAGATGGAGCAGATGCTGACGCAGCTTCCGCTTGGAGGCTCGCAGTATCTAAAGCTCTGGTACGACGAGCGGTTGAAGAGACCTTGCGCTGAGTTCTTGCCGATTGATAACGTGATTGTTCCGTTTGCGGCGACGAACTTTTACACGGCGCAGCGGGCAACTGAAGTCCACGATCTGTCTAACTATGAGTACCGGCAGCGGATGGCTTCTGGGATGTATCGAGATGTCTCGTACATTCGAGCCACGATGGATCCGGAGCCTACTGGCCCGCAGAAGGCGAACGACAAGATCGAGGGCAGGTCTCCGAACGACAATGAAGACGGTGTTCGTCGGGTCTACCATATTTATACATGGTTAGAGATTGACAGTGACCGGTTCACGAAAGGGAAGATGGCCCCCTACATCCTGATGATTGACGAGCTAGAGACTGAGGTGATTGGTCTCTACCGTAATTGGGAGGAGGGTGATGAGACGATGGACAAGCTCGACTGGATTGTCGAGTTCAAGTTCATCCCTTGGCGCGGGGCGTATGCGATTGGTCTCCCGCACCTGATTGGAGGGCTTTCTGCGGCCCTTACAGGCTCTCTGAGGGCGCTTTTAGACTCTGCCCATATCAACAACGCTGCGACGATGCTGAAGCTCAAGGGAGCCAAGTTGTCGGGGCAGAGCCAGCAGGTTGAGATTACTCAGGTTGCCGAGATTGAAGCTGCCCCGGGTGTGGATGACGTTCGCAAGATTGCGATGCCTTTCCCCTTTAATCCCCCAAGTCCGGTGTTGTTCCAGCTTCTTGGTTGGTTGACGACTGCGGCGAAGGGGGTGGTGACGACTGCTGAAGAAAAGATTGCTGATGTAGGTCAGAACACCCCTGTAGGCACGACGCAGGCTCTGATTGAGCAGGGTGCCGCGGTGTTTTCAAGTATTCACGCAAGGCTTCACAAGAGTCAGGCGAGGGTCTTGAGGATTCTCCAGAGGATCAACCGCTGGTATCTAGAGGATATGCGGCGGGATGAGGAGATGGTTGATCTTGATATTAAACGGGAGGATTTCGCTAAGGTCAGCGATGTCATTCCTGTAAGCGATCCTCATATCTTCTCTGAGACGCAACGTATGGCGCAGAGCCAAGCGGTGATGTCGATCATGGAGAAGAACCAAGACCTATTCAATCGGAAGGTAGTGGTTCAGCGGTTTTTGAAGCAACTGAAGGTTCCGGGCATCAACGAGATCATGATTGATATGCCGGGGCCGACCAAGATGGATCCCGCAAACGAGAACGTAGCGATGACGATTGGTCAGGCGGCGTTTGCGTATCCGGAGCAGGATCATCTGGGGCATATTCAGGCTCACTTGGATTATGCGAAGAACCCGGTGTTTGGCGGGAACCCGATGATTGCACCTGCGTTTCTTCCTAAAGCGATGGAGCACATCAAACAGCATTTAGCTCTGTGGTACTTGAACCGTATGGAAGGCTATATCCATCAATCCATAGGCAAGAAGCCGGAAGACTATGACCTGTTAAATGACCCGAAGGATCTAGACAAGTTATATGGATCGGCTTCGCAGCACGTTGACATGGATTCTCAGCAAACGTTGTCTGGGATCATGCCTGTGATTCAGCAGATGGTTCAGACGATGCAGCAGTTCAAGCCGAAGCCTGACTTGACGCCTGATGGTCAGGTTCTCTTGCAGACGAGTATGGCCGAGACCGAGCGCAGGAAGCAGCGTGACGCCGCGGAGATGCAATTGAAGGGTCAAGCTTTGCAGCAGAAGTTGCAGTTGGATATGTTGAGTTTGAAACAGAAGCAAGAGATGGAGATGGAGGATCTGCAACTTCGTTTAGCGATTGCACAGGGCGATCAGGAGACGAAGGAGCGTATTGAGACCGCAAGGCTGACTAGGGACGCTGCGAGGCTGAAGCTAGATCAGGACAAAACGGTGATTGATTACTCGAAACTTCAATAGGAGCTGAAAATGAGTGATAAAGAGCAGATGAGCGAGTTTGTTAAACAGCACAAGCGGATTGCTATGGGCGTGCCTCTTAACGGGCAGTCGATGCAGCCGAAACAACAACCCACCAAACAGGAGCCAAAGCTGCTGAAGAAAAAATGAAAACCGTAAGTGACCTGATCTCTGGCATACAAGCTTCACAGAGCGAAATAGCTCTTTCCTTGGCGAATGGAAACGCGCCTACATGGGAAGCCTATCAGCGGATGGTCGGTCAATATCGAGGACTGCAAGATTCCCTCGATATCCTTAACAATCTTTTGCGAGAAGACGATGAACATGAATGAACCGGTAGCGTCTAACGGCGCTGAATTAGCTTGGGCATTTCCGAGCGTGGAACCCGGTGCGAAACCTCTTGGCGGTCGGATCCTTGTGCAACTCCGTCGTGTCAAGAAGAAGAGTCAGGGTGGTTTGATCCTTGTTTCGGAAACGAAAGAGGCAGAAAAGTGGCAAAACATGGTGGCTAAAGTTGTTGCTATTGGCCCGCTGGCTTACCGCCACAGGGACACGATGCAAGCTTGGCCCGAAGGGTCGTGGTGCGAAGCTGGGGAGTTTGTCCGAGTCCCTAAATGGGGAGGAGACCGCTGGGAAGTTCCGGTGGACGGAGACGATGAACCGGCGTTGTTTGCCATTTTTAACGATCACGAAGTCATTGCAAAAGTGATGGGTGATCCTTTGAGCATGAAGGCGTTTGTGTAATGGAAACCGAGAAGCTTACATACCAGCAGCGGTACTATCGGCGAAACAAAGAAAAGATGTTAGCCAAGCATCAAGAAAGGAATAGGCGAACTCCTCGTTATGCGTTGACATCAATTTTGGCTTTGGCAAGAAAACGGGCTGAAACAACAATCGATCAGCAATACCTGATGGAAATCTATGACAGCCAACAAGGGCTTTGCGCTTTGTCAGGTATCAAGATGACGTGGGCGACTGGAAAAACAAGCCCTACATCCATATCGGTTGATCGAATTGATAACACAAAAGGTTACATCCCGGGGAACGTGCGCCTTGTTTGTGTGTGTGTAAATGCATTCAAAAGCACAATGAGCGACGAAGAGCTTCTCAAGATGGCTCACGCCTTAGTCTTGTGTATGACATCGTCACGCCAAGCCAAAGAAATGATTGAGGAGTTTGTATGAGCGACCCTAAAGTCAAAGAAGAGGAACTAGCCGTAAAGGAAGAGCAGGACGGTTCTGCAACCGTTGAACTTCCGGAGGGTATGGCTCCAGAAGAGAAGGAAGAGCCTGTAGAGATGGCCGAAGGTGGCGAGGCGGATGAAGACCATCCGGACGACACTGAAGCGGTTAGGTCTGCTCGCAGGGCTAGGCGCAGGGCTAAGAAAGAGTATGTAAAGAAGACGAACGAGGAGAAGGATCGTCGTCTAGAACTACTCCAGAGGCAGAATCAGGAGTTGATGGAGCGGTTATCCGTTGTTGAGCGGAAAACGCATTCATCGGATCTTGCGAGGCTAGACAAGGCGATTGAGGACGAAGAGCTTAGGCTTCAATATGCTCTAGCGAAGATGCGAGAGGCTGGCGATCATTCCAACGGAACGGAACTCGCTAAAGCGCAGGAGCTTTGGTATGAAACCCGCGGTAGGGTAGAAGTATTGAAGCGGGCGAAAGAAGAAGCCGCCAGAACTCAAACTCAAGAAAACGGGGCAGTAAATCCGCAATTGGTTCGTCACGCTCAGAGGTGGATGAACAGTAATCCGTGGTATGACCCTGCTGGAAGCGATGAAGACAGCGAGATCGCAAAGATGATTGATCAGCGTCTTCATAAAGAGGGTTGGGATCCCGGTACTGAAGAATATTGGGATGAGCTTGACAACCGCTTGCAAAAGAGGTTGCCGCATCGGTATACTCAAACTCAGGATGAATCTAATAGGAGACGCCCTAGAAGTTTTGTGACTGGATCAGGACGCGAATCATCTCCCAGCCGCGGGGGTAATACTTTTGTTCTGGAACCCGAACAGGTTCGAGCGATGAAAGATGCGGGATTCTGGGATGACCCGTCAAAACGGGCCAAGATGATCAAACGTTATGCAGAACAATCACGGAACAGGGGATAAACCAAATGGATGCACGCCTAAAAAAATCTCTTTCGGCAGGTGGCCGCGAAACTCGTGCAAGCGAGGACGCCAGCCGGTCGTCAGCAGAAGATTCTCTCCATTCAGCGCAGGAACGTCGCAAGATGTGGAGTGACGAATGGACGCAACAAGCACTTCCGAAAGTTCCGGAGATTCCGGGTTGGCACATTTGCTGGCTTTCAACCACCAATGGATACGACAGCATCGATAAGCGGATTCGGCTTGGGTATGTACCTGTGCAAGCAGAAGAGATTCCCGGGTTTGAAAATTACCGCGTAAAGGCTGGCGAGAACACTGGTTTTATCTCATGCAACGAGATGGTCTTGTACAAACTTCCGATGGATGTTTATCAGGATGTCATGTTGCATATGCACCATCAGCTTCCGATGGAGGAAGCCGAGAAGGTTCGGTATCAAGCCGAGCAAGCTCAGGGTCGAGATAGCCGAGGGCGTAAGCTCGGTGAGGTTGAAGGTGAGGGCTTTGGAATGCTTGATGAACAAGTCAAAACGCCCGTATTCCACGGGTAACCAACAAGGAGCTTGCAATGTCTGCAACTAGTGCTCCGTTTGGCCTGCGTCCCGCGTTTCACCCTAGCGGTCTGGATCGCGCTCAGGCGCTTGCCAACGGTATTCAAGCAGTATCTACGAGCGGTAATGTATCCGCTGGTTATGCAACGACCATTCTTAAAGGTCAACCGGTCAAGATGGACACTGGCGGTTATATCGTCGTGGCCGCTGCTGGTGACGCCTTTCTCGGAGCCTTTGCTGGCGTCGAGTGGACTGATTCGACGGGTCGCCGTCGTGTATCAAACTACTGGCCTGCGAACGAGTCGTTCCAAGTGGGTTCGGTAGTCGCCTATTTCTACAGCGATCCCAACATCGTTTATGAAATTCAGGCGGACGGTACGCTTGCCCAGACTTCAATCGGTGACGAAGCTGATCTGAGCAACACGACTGCTGGTTCGACGACTACGGGTCTGTCGCAAGCCACTTTGAGCATCTCGCTTGCGGGGGCCAATGGTGTAGCGCAGATGCGTATCGTTGACATCGCCCCGTATCCCGACAATGACTGGGGTGACACCTTCGTTATCGTTCGGGCGGTCATTGCTGAACATCAATACGGCCAGATTCGCGTTTCAGGCGCGAATTACACGCCGATTGCTATTTAAGGAGGGCTAAGTCATGGCAGCCCCGATGCGTAGTACCGACTTTCGTTCCATCGTCGAACCAATTCTGAATGAATGTTTCGACGGCGTTTACGATCAACGGACGGACGAATGGTCACGAGTCTTCCGCGAGCAGGAAGGCATTCCCCGCAACTATCACGAAGAGCCGGTTCTGTACGGCTTCGGCGCGGCTCCCCAGCTTCCTGATGGCACCCCGGTGACCTATCAGCAGGGTGGTGTGCTGTTCCTGAAGCGGTACGTCTACAAGGTCTACGGTCTTGCGTTCGCGCTGACCAAAGTTCTTGTTGAGGATGGTGATCACATCCGTATCGGTCAGGTGTATGCGCGTCATCTGGCTCAGTCGCTGATTGAGACCAAAGAGACGCTTTCGGCCAACGTTCTGAACCGCGCTTTCAACTCGTCCTACCCGGGCGGTGACGGCGTGCAGTTGAACAGCGCGTCGCACCCGATTGTCAACGGCACGTTCTCGAACCTGCTGACGACCGCGGCCAACCTGTCGCAGACTTCTCTGGAGCAGATGTTGATCCAGATCCGTCAGGCGGTAGACAACAACGGCAAGAAGATCCGTCTGGTTCCCCGTCAACTGGTGGTGGCCCCGGGCAACGTCTTCCAAGCTGAAGTTCTGCTGAAGTCTGTGCTGCGTGCTGGCAACGCGAACAACGACATCAACCCGATCAAGTCCATTGGTCTTCTGGATGAGGGTGCTGCTGTCCTGTCGCGTCTGACCAATGCTACGGCATGGTGGGTGCAGACGGATGCGCCGGAAGGGATGAAGCTTCTAATGCGTCGTCGTCTGGAGAAGACGATGGAAGGTGACTTTGAGACCGACACCATGCGGTACAAGGCTACCGAGCGTTATGACGTTGGATTCACCGATCCACGCGCCATGTACGGCACTCCGGGGGTCTAAGGAATACAAACGCGGGCTTGTGTAATGCAAGTCCGCTTTGATTCCCGATCCTTCGATTTAATTTAGGAGTACGACATGGCAAATCTCGTAACGCGGTTTCCCAATGGGCTAACCAACGTTGGAGAGGATTCGCCGTTTGCTGATCTGGCAATGCCTGCGCCAACCCTGTTCCATAGTTACATGGAAGACTTCGACTATTACACAGCCGGAGATTGGACTGTAACCGAGACGGACGCAGGGGCTACGCAAGCTCTTACTGATGGCGATGGCGGTCTTCTTCTTGTTACCAACAGTGCGGCTGATGACGATCTAGTTTCTTTGCAGAAGAAAGGTGAATCTTTTAGGTTTGCCTCTGGAAAGAAACTGTTCTTTGAAGCCCGTTTCAAGGTAAGTGATGCAACTCAATCGGATGTTGTGATTGGTTTGCAGATCACTGACACGACCCCGCTGGATGTCTCGGACGGAGTGTTTTTCATTAAAGCTGACGGCTCTACTTCGGTGAGTCTGTTGGTGGAAAAGAACAACACTGCAACGACCACATCGTCAGTAGCGACCTTAGCGGATGATACGTTTATTCGTATTGGGTTTGCTTATGACGGCGTGTCGGCAATTCAGTATTTTGTCAATGGCGTGGTGACTGGCACTTCGGTGACCACTAATCTGCCGGATGACGAAGATCTGACTCCGACCTTTGCCATTCAGAATGGTGAAGCGGTTGCCAAGACCATGACGGTGGACTACATCTTCGTCGCTAAGGAGCGGTAATCATGGGCCAATTCAAGCCGATGGTGAAGATGATGACCACGGAGCCGTCAATTGAACTCAAGCTCAAGAAAGGCGGAACCGTCAAGATGCAGGCGGGTGGTCTTTCTGGGATGGGTACGATGACCGCTCAGGCACCAGCGATGCCTGCTCGCGGGGGGATGGTTCCGGCTAAGGCTCCGATGCGTCCGTCGATGGCTGCTCGTCGTCGTGCGATGATGGCGATGCCTGCTGCTGCCGCACCTGCGGCTCCGGTAGGGATGGCTGGTCGCATGATGAAAGAAGGCGGCGAGTCGAAGGCGATGCACGCTGCTGAAATGAAGAAGATGGCTAAGACTGCCGAGGCGTTGAAAGAACACGCTGGTAAGCCTGCTAGCAAGGCTCATAAAGGGCTGAAGACGGGCGGGGTAGTCATGGGCCAAGGTGGTTACAAAGCGGGTGGCATCATCGAATCAAAGAAGGGCGATACGAAGATGGTCACTGCCAAGGTTGATCATTCACCGGCCAAAACCGGTGGTGTAGATCTAGGCAACGCTGGTGGCTACAAGACTGGTGGTGTGGCGAAGGCTAATGCTGGCGGCTACAAGAAGGGCGGTGCAGCCAAGATGATGGGTGGCGGCATGGCCTACATGAAAGGTGGTGCCGCAAAAAAAGCCTACGCTACGGGGGGAGTTGTTAAAAGCGGTGCCCCTGTAGCGATGCCACAAGGCCGCAAAACTCCCTCGAAGCCGGTTAGTATTAACCAGTTGAGTGGGACGTTTAAGAAAGGTGGTTCGGTGACTCCCGCGGAAGCGCGGTTGCTGAAGGCCCATAAGTCTGAGAATGCTTCAGCGATGAAGAGTGCTAAGGCTATGTCCAACGAGGTCTACAGCAAGTATCAGAAGATGAAGGACGGTGGAGTACCGGCCAACATCCAAGATCAAATCCAGACGGCCAAGAACGAAAAGGCGTATAAGGATTACGAGAAGAGTCGTACCGAAGAGAACGCAGAAATGCGTAATGCGATTCTTGGTGCCCCCCGTAAGTTGATGGAGGGTATCAAGGGTTTCTTCTCTAAACCGCCTGAAGGCAGTGTTACCAAGACTGAAAAGTCTGTTACGGTAACTCCCGCGAAGAAGCGCGGCGGCTCAGTCAAGTGCTGAACCAGACGGGGGCTTCGGCCCCTGTCTTTATTTGAAAGATAATCATGACCACCACTATTTCATCGATTACCCGACAGGGTGCATACGAGCCTTTTGAGCTTCAAGTTTCTCGTGGTCAGATTCAGGGCCACAGAAATGTGACCGTTTTTGGGTTTAACCCTGATGTAGACACCGCGCAAGTGACCGTTTGGCCTCTGCCAAGCCTGATCACTTTCCCGGTTGCGGCGCTTCAGATGACAGTCAGTTCTTCTGATGCAAATGATACAAGCGCAGGAACTGGCGCTCGCAAAATTGTTGTACAGGGGCTAGACGCAAACTACAACGAGGTCAGTGAGACTGTCACGCTTAATGGGCAAACGGCGGTCACGATGACTGCTTCGCTGTTGCGAGTCAACTATGCCTATGTGCTCACGGCGGGGTCTGGAAACGGCGCTGCGGGCGACATCTACATTGGCACTGGTGTTGTGACCGCTGGTGTCCCTGCAACCACATACGACATCATCAAGTTTGACTACAACACAACCATCACCGGTAGTTTTACGATCCCTGCGGGGTACACCGGGTACTTGTCTCAAGGGTTGTTTTCTTCTGGTCAATCTGGCGGGTCTAATCAGGTTCAGGGAAGGCTTTTGACTAGGGGCACCGACAACATTCGACGCACCGCGGCGGTTACAAGCATCAATAACGGTGTTGCTGATTATGTGTTTGAGTATCCTTTAGCAATTCAAGAAAAAACAACGGTTGAAGCAACGGCGATTGGCAGTTCATCTAACAACGCTGTGTCTTCAATGTTTATCTTGCTTTTGGTTAAAGAGGGGCCGTAATGCCTGCTAAGACTAGGGCGCAGTTCCGGTTAATGAAAGCTGCGGAGAACAACCCTGCCTTTGCAAAGAAGGTAGGGATCAAGCCTAGTGTTGCCAAAGAGTTCACGCAGGGTAATGTAGGGAAGAAGTCTTACAAAGAACTGCCTATGAAAGAAGGTGGCCCTAGTCTTTCTGTAGGAAGGGGAGAAAAGCTTCCTGTGTCTCAAGGTGCTGGACTAACAGCCAAGGGCCGAGCCAAGTACAATCGTGAGACTGGCTCAAACCTAAAAGCTCCCCAGCCGCAGGGAGGCCCGCGGCGAGACTCGTTTTGTGCGAGGATGAACACCATAGCTCGTGCAAGTGAGAAGGGCAGTCGTGCTCGTGCCTCTATGAAACGGTGGAATTGCCCGAATTGGTGAGGTAAAACATGGCGTATTCGGGAACAGTAGGCACAACCGTTATCAGTGTTCAGACGCTGATTGATCACGGCGCTCGCAGGTGCGGCAAACTTGCAGAAGAGTTGACCTCAGAGCAGGTTTTGAGTGCTAGAGAGTCGCTTTTCTACGTTCTTTCCAACCTCATCAACATCGGTATTCAATACTGGGCGATTGGGAAGAAGGTTTACGGCCTGAAAGCCGATCAATACATCTATGACCTGCCATTAGGGGGTAATGATGTATTGAATGTGATGTACCGGACGATGAATAGACCCACTCCTAACGGGACTGGGAGCTATGCAACGAGTGCTGGAGGCGTTGTAGATAACGCCTTTGACGGCAACATTGACACGCTTTGCACGCAGACCTCAACGAACGGGAACATTTCCGTCAATTACGGCACTGATAACCCGGTGTACATCGGTTCTATTGGTGTTTTGCCGGGAGTTTCAGGCACTTATTCGGTCATTTTTGAGTATTCTGCTGATGGAATCGCTTGGAATACGCTGTATGACCCCGGTGCAACGGTATGGGTAGACAATCAGTGGATCTGGCATGACATCGAGCCCGGTCAAACGGTGCAGTATTACCGTATGAGGATGACCGGAGGTGGCACGATCAGTGTTCGAGAGCTGTTTTTCGGCAATAACTCGACCGAAATCCCGATGGCTAGGCTGAATCGGGACGATTACACCAGTTTGCCGAACAAAAACTTCACTGCTAACCAGCCTTATCAGTTTTGGTTCAACAGAACCATCCCCCAGAGTGAGATTTACCTCTGGCCTGTGCCTTCTGACCCCTTTATTCAGATGACTGTCTGGTATTCCAAGCAGATCATGGATGTTGGGGCGCTTTCTGGAGAGCTAGAGATCCCCCAGAGGTGGTATCTAGCCATTCAGTCGATGTTAGCTCATCAGATGAGCCTAGAACTCCCCGCTGTTGACCTAGCGAGGACTCAATATCTTGAAGGGCAGGCTGAAAAGTACCTGATCCTTGCGGAAAACGAAGAGAGAGATCGCTCGCCCGTGTATCTCACGCCCGGCATACACGTCTACACAAGATGAGTTTTGCTACTTACGCTCATTGCAAGCCTGATGGAACGATATTTTATATCGGAAAGGGTTCTATCAAGCGGGCGTATAGCAGCCTTGGCCGGAATGTAGTCTGGAACAGAATTGTTAAAAAATATGGCGGTTATGAAGTAAAAATTTTATGCGAATGGAAATTGGAGCAAGACGCTTTTGACCATGAAATTTTGTTGATTGATTGTTTTAAAAGCATGGGGTACAAGCTCGCTAACATCAGCTCTGGTGGTCTTGGGGCAAAAGGATTCCGGCATACAGAACAGTTCAAAAAAGAACTATCTGAACAAGTTAGATTGAATAACCCTATGTCTAATCCAGAGGTTAGAAAAAAACAAAAAGAAAATGTGTTAGTAGCGATGAGAAGGCCAGAGATTAGAAAAAAACAAAGTGACGCAAGAATAGGAATGCGGTTTTCAAAAGAGCACATTGAATCTCTTAGAAACTGCCATCCGATGAAACCTTGCGTTATCAACGGCGTGACTTACAAGTCATTGATGGAAGCGGCTAGGATGCTGGGGATTAGGCACGGTACTATTCATAGATGGATTAGTCGTCCTGAAATCCAGCGAGGGAAGAAGTACGGCTATATCACCGAGTGTAGGTGGGCCTGATCATGCCGAAGTTTCTTGATACGCTTGGGTATTCGGATATTGCAATCGCAATCTGCGATAGATGCAAGGCCAAAAGACCTCATGCCGTGATGCGACCTGATCCGAACTTCCCGGGGTTATCGGTATGTGATCAAGGATGTGCGGATGAGTTTGATCCCTATAGACTTCCGGCAAGGAAGACCGAGCGGATCACAATTAGGTTCCCGCGTCCTGATGTGAGCGTAGCGGTAGATCCGAACGATATAGTAACGACTGGTTATGGTGGATACGTCATATCTACTGAAGAAAGCCAAGCAACGCCGGAAGACAATGGAAACCTTGATGGTCTGAGCCAGCAGCCCTGATATGCCAAACGTAACGATTACTTCGCTTCCGCAGGCGCTTCCTCTGACCGGGACGGAATCGGTTCCTATCGTTCAGGGAGGGCAGACTAGGCAGACCACTACCGGAGCGATAGCTAACGCTCCAATCCTCAATCAGACGTTTCTGACGATTGTTAATGAGTCTACGTTACCGAACTCTCGGTATCTGTCTACCGGAACCGGTTTAGGGCTTACAGACAACGGAGCGCAGTCTTACTACCGTCTGACCCTTAATGCGGCTTCTGGGAGCCTAGAAGTAGCTTTGACGGGGATCATAGCGAAGGACAGTGCTTCGTCGGTTGTAGCGCGTTCTATCGTGTCTGGGAGTGATGGGGTCTCCATTACTAATGGAAACGGGGTTTCTGGTAATCCTACGGTAGCCCTGACTGGAACGGTGCTGTCGTTAGCGAGTCTTGCTTCGACCGGAATGTTGTCTATTGGTAGTGGGTCGGTGAATGCGCGGGTTCTTACTGGGACTGCGAGTGAGATCGATATCACTAATGGGAACGGAACGGGAAATCCTACGTTCAGAATTGCAAACAACGCTGTGTTCCCGGGTACGGGTGGTGTAAGGGTTCCTGTAGGCACTACTGCTCAGAGGGCTGCCGGTGCGGATGGTTTGATCCGATACAACACCGACCTAAACGCCTTCGAGGTGTATGAGGACGGATCGTGGTCGAGTCTACCGACCGGGGCGGTGACGCTGATCAATACGGGGACGGGCCTTACTGGAGGCCCGATTACTACGACTGGGACGATTTCGATTGATTCGACGGTTGTTACGTTGACCGCATCGCAGGCTCTAACGAACAAAACGATATCCGGATCAAACAACTCTCTATCAAACATTGGTAACGCAAGCCTCTCGAACAGTGCGATTACTATCAACGGCTCATCGGTCAGTCTTGGCGGCTCTGTAACGGTAACGGCTACAGCGTCAAATGCTTTGACGATTGGAACGGGTCTGTCGGGGACAAGTTACAACGGTTCTGCCGCGGTGACGGTAGCGATAGATTCAACGGTAGCAACGCTTACTGGAAGTCAGGCGCTAACGAACAAGACAATTTCTGGCAGCAACAACACGCTGTCGAACATCGGTAATACAAGCCTGACTAATTCCTCGATCTCGTTTACCTATTCTGGAGGCATCTCAGGATCTGCCTCTGTAGCCCTTGGTAGTAGTAACGCGCTCTCTCTTTCCAACATCCCGAACTCTTCTCTACAGAACAGCGCGGTGACGGTTGGAACAACTTCTATCGCGCTAGGAGCGTCGTCTCTTACCCTTGCTGGGCTGACATCAGTCACGGTTACTCAAGCGCCTACAGCGGCTCTACAGCTCGCTACAAAGCAGTATGTAGATGACCAAGTAGCTTCTGGGATTGATATTCACACCCCTGTCAGGGTGGAGACTCCTAGTGCCCTGACTGCCACCTATACCCCCGGGGGTACGGCTGTAACGGTAACTACGATCTCCGGCGGGAAGACGTTTACGTTTTCTACCTCGCCTAGTTTGTCGGTGAACGATCAGGTTGTGTTTTCGTCTACGGCAAACGGTATTGTTTCTGGTACTGCGTACTATGTGTTCTCGGTTCCTGCGGGGAATCAAGTAACGCTGTCTCTGTCGTATAGCGGCCCGGAGATCACAACGTTTACGGATGGAGCGGGGCTGACGATCAATGGTTTAGTCAACGCCGGTGTTGGTGCTACGTTGACTAATTCTGGGGCAAAGGCAGCGATTCAGATTGATGGAGTGACTCTATCGGTCAGCAATCGGGTTCTTGTGTACAACCAAGCGAACGCCTTTGAAAATGGCGTTTATACGGTTACTACGGTAGGAACGCCTGATCCCGGCGGTACGAATTGGGTTTTGACTCGTGCAACGGACGCAGACAGGTATCGGCCTGACAGCACTGTTGGGTTAGGTCAAGGGGATTACTTCTTCGTACAAGAAGGGAATACCGGGGCGGGTGAGTCGTATGTTTTGACGACTGCCAATCCTTTGATCATTGGAACGACTAATCTAACGTTTACTCAGTTTTCTGCGTCTCAGGTTTATTCGGCGGGGACTGGTTTAACTCTTAGTGGCACTCAGTTCAGTCTTACTACGCCTGTGGCTGTAGCGAACGGTGGAACTGGGTTAAGTAGTTATGTCGCGGGTGATCTTATAACCGCCACAGGCGCTACGACACTGAGTAAGCTTGCGTTAGGAACACAAGGGTATGTATTGACAGCCGGAGCAACAGGGCCGACTTGGAGCGGCATCTCTGGCGGGACTTTCTAAGGAACAATCATGGTAGCTAACGTAGCTATAGCTTACTTAGTAACCAACAAGGTTACGAATAAGTCATACGTTGGTATTACCACGCGGGCACTGCAAAGAAGGTGGTATGAACATCGGTTTGTTAAAAACAGCAGTGCTAGGTTGCTAGCCAAGTCAATTCAAAAGCATGGAGAAGAAGCTTTTGAAATCAAACAGATTGCATCGTCAATAACCGGGGTTGACGGGCTTAAAGCTATGGAAGTAGTTCTTATCAATCAATACAACACCTTTGTGCCAAATGGGTACAATTTGACTAAAGGTGGAGATGGAGTGTTTGGGTTCAAGCATTCCAAGGAAAGTTGCGAGCGGCAATCTGTAAGCAGAAAAAACAAAAAGCATTCTGAAGAGACCAAACAAAAAATGTCTGAGGTTCGGTTAGGCGAAAAAAATCATTTTTTTGGCAGATCGCACTCAGACGAAACAAAAGCAAAGATTGCGCTTGCAAATAAGAACAAGCCCAGCCCGTGGAGAGGAAAGAAAAGAGATGAAGAAACGGGGAGGAAAATTTCGTTGGCTCGCAAAGGCAAGCCCGGGCATAAGCACACAGAAGAATCTCGCCGTAAAATATCGTTAGCTCAGGCCGGTCAAAAAAGAAGTCCCTTGAGTGAAGAAACGCGGCAAAAGATATCTGAATCTATTAGGGCGTCTTGGGTCATAAGGCGTCAACAGTCTGAAAAAGGGGTTCACCATGGCCGCTAGTGGCTACACGCCTATCTCCATCTACCATTCGACGACCGCATCAGCGGCTCCTACTGCTGGCAATCTAGTCAATGGTGAGCTTGCCATCAACATCCTTGACGGGAAACTGTACTACAAGGACAGCGGCGGGACGGTTCAGGTTATCGCCACGAAGGGAACTGGAACGATTGGTGGCTCAACTACTCAAGTCCAGTACAACAACGCTGGTGCGCTTGCTGGTTCTGCGAACTTCACCTTTGACGGTACGACCGCAACGATCAATACGTTGAACCTGACGAATGCGTTAGGTGCTGCTTACGGTGGAACGGCGCAGAGCACTTATGCTCAGGGTGACCTTCTGTATGCGTCGGCGGCTAATACGCTTGCCAAGCTCCCGATTGGAATTAGCACTTATATTCTGACTTCAAACGGCACGATCCCCGTGTGGGCTATTCCGTCGTCAGTAGTAATTGGCACTGCGACTAATCTTGCGGGTGGCGCAGCAGGATCGGTGCCGTATCAATCCGGCGCAAGCACTACGACCTTTCTGTCGATTGGAACGGCGAATCAGGTTATTACTTCGACAGGGACTGCCCCGCAGTGGTCTAGTTCACTGACGTTGACTGGGTTGTCAAACAGCGGTCTAACTACTCTTGACAAGACCGTCACCGTTGGGAATACAAGTTTTAACGGCGCGGCTGTTTTTGCGCCAAGCACGCCTGCAAAGGTTTACTTAGGAACGGGTACGGTAACTGATGTTACCTCTGCGATTGCTGCAACTAATGCTGCGGGGGCGATTGTTGCGCTAGGGATTACGCCGATTGCGGCGACTAATGCCAACGTTACTTACACTAACGCATCGACTCTGTATATCGCAGGCGCACCGAGTGCCGGTACGAACATCACGATCACCAACCCCTACGCTCTGTATGTAGCTGCTGGGGATGCGTACTTTGGTGCATCTGTAAGTGCCACGAGTCTGAAGTCTTCTATTGCTGGCACTAACGCTGCTCCTGTTTTCTCTTACACCTCTGACACTAACACCGGCATCTTTTTCCCCGCAGCAGACAAGTTAGGGTTTGTCGCTGGCGGCGGGTCAGATCAGATGGTGCTGACCACCACAGGTCTGGGTATTGGGACGAGTTCGCCGGGGGCAAGGTTACAGGTTACAAGCGCCGTTTCTGGCTCCTACGGTGCAATTATTTACAACACCCACGCAACAGGACAGGGATTAACCGTTCGTGGAGGCTCTACATCAAGCCAAGATGCTTTTAACGTGCAGACGTATGATGGCGGCACTTCACTGCTGAGTGTTCAGGCAGGCGGCAACGTGGGTATTGGGACGAGTTCGCCTGCGGTAAAACTGGATGTCACAGGGGCAGGGCAATTTAACTCTTCGGGTGAAGCCTTAACAGTTGGCTCATCTGCTCTTGCGGCAAACACCGCACAGTATTTTAGAAACACAAGCGGATACGGTGTTTTAGCTCTTACTAGTGCGTCAGACCAATACCTGACAGGGGTAGTCGCTGGCGATTTTGTTATTGCGTCAAACGCAAAGTCTTTACGATTTGGCAATGCTGGTACAGGAG